TAGTATGGGTTCCAGCTTCAGTATTAATGCCTGGTGTATTTGCTTTCACAGATGAAGTAAGTGCTCCTTGGTTTGCTCCTGCTGGTGTAACTCGTGGTGGTATTCCAAATGTAATTAAAGTTGAAAGAAAACTTTCATTAGCAGATAGAAATACTTTATATTCTGACAACGTAAACCCATTAGCTACATTCCCTGGAGAAGGTGTTGTAGTATTTGGTCAAAAGACATTGCAACAAAAAGCATCTGCTCTTGACCGCGTAAACGTTCGTCGTTTATTGATCCAATTAAAATCATTCATTGGTGGTATAGGTCGTAGCTTAGTATTTGAACAAAATACAGCTGTAACTCGTAACAGATTCTTAAACCAAGTAAATCCATATCTTGATAACGTAGTACAAAAACAAGGTTTGTATGCTTACAAGGTAGTAATGGATGAATCTAATAACACACCAGATGTTGTAGATCGTAATCAATTGATTGGTCAAATTTACATTCAACCAACTAAGACAGCTGAATTCGTAATATTAGATTTCACCATTTTACCAACTGGTGTTGAATTCCCTGCCTAAGAAATATTTATAACAAACAACTAATAAATACAACATAACATGCCTGTATTAGACGCAAACGAAATTATGTTTACACAGTATGAACCTAAAGTTCCAAACAGGTTCATCATGTACATAGACGGTATTCCATCATACATTGTAAAAGGTGTTAGTGCCGTAAACTTCGATGATGGTGAAATTATCTTAGATCATATCAACACTTATAGAAAAATTCGTAGCGGTAAGAGACTTTGGGGTGACATGACTTTCACCTTATTTGATCCTATCGCACCATCAGGCGCTCAAGCTGTAATGGAATGGGCTCGTTTGGCATACGAATCAGTAACTGGCCGTGCTGGTTACTCTGATTTCTATAAGAAAGATATTACATTTAATGGTTTAGGTCCAGTAGGTGACGTAGTATCAGAATGGATTGTTAAAGGTGCTTTCATTAAGACAGCAAACTTTGACGATTACGATTGGTCTACATATACTGAAGCAGTTAATCTTACCATGACTATTGGAATGGATTATTGCATCTTAAACTACTAATAGTAACTATGAAAAAACAAGAATTACAATCATTAGTACAAGAGTGCATCGCCGAAGTACTAGCAGAAAAATACAGCGAATTCCAGCGTGTAGACAAAGGAAAAAAAGGTGTAGCTGCTAAGGATAAAGGCGAAGAAGAAACTTATGGTGCTGGATATGCTGCAGGTGAAAGAGCAGCTAAAGCTAAATTTAAAAAATTAGCTGAAGCCTATAAGAAAATGAAGGAAGAAAGTATTTACAACACAGCCCAAATGGGTGGTGTTACTACATCTAAAGGAACAGCAGGATATATTGACAATACAAGCAAACAAGATAAAGAATACGCTGATTCTGTTCGTAAAGGAATGTTTGCTGTTGAAAAACCTAATGGACAAGTAGTTAAATATTTAAATTCTGAAAAAGAAGCTCAAGATTGGATCGGTAAAAATGATCCTGACGGAATGATAGATTTTAACATTAGAAAAGTTTAAAAAATAATTGAGTGATAAGGTGTAATCACTCGTTGGAGGAGGACCCGACAGAAATGTCGGGTTTCTTTTTGCTAAAAAATTTAATTTGTTTATATTTATATATATAAAACAAAAATAAGTTTATGGCAGATTTAAAAATTCCAACAGAAACGGTTACACTACCATCAAAAGGTCTTGTATATCCCGAAACATCACCACTAGCCAAAGGCGAAATTGAAATGCGTTATATGTCTGCTAAAGACGAAGACATATTAACTAATATCAATTTTATTAAACAAGGCACAGCAATTGATAAATTGTTAAAATCACTCATTATCACACCAATTGATATTGATGATTTAATCGTAGGCGATAAAAACGCAATATTGTTCGCTGCTCGTATTTTAGGCTACGGTAAAGATTATCCAATCAAATTTAGAAACGAATCGTTAGGTAAAGATGATGACTACAATGTAGATTTAACTACATTAAAGGAAAAAGAAATCAACGAATCGTTATTTGAAAAAGGCAAAAACGAATTTAAATTTACTTTACCACAATCAGGTAACGTAATTACGTTTAAGTTATTGACTGGTAAAGATGAAAAAGCAATTGATGCTGAAGTTAAGGGCTTGTTAAAAACAGATCCAAATGGATCATTTGAAAATACTACCCGTTTAAAACACATAATTACATCAATTAACGGAAAATACGATCAAGCATCAATTCGTGATTTTGTAGACAATTATTTACTCGCTCCTGATTCAAGAGCATTTAAAAAATACTACAACGAAATATCTCCAGATATTGAAACAACAATTACTATTGAAAAGGATGGTTACGTACAGGAGGGCGTAACTATACCAATTGGGATTAACTTTTTTTGGCCTGACGCCTAAATATAGAGAAAATGTATTTTCTCGTGTCCATGAAATAGTATTTTATGGTCAAGGTGGATATGATTGGGACACTGTTTATCATTTACCTGTAAGATATCGTGAGTTTATTTACAACCAAATAAGGGAACATTACGAAAAACAGGCAAAAGAAGCAGAAAAACAGCAAAAATCAATGAAGTCTAAAACCGCCCAAACCGCTAAACCCAATATAAAACCAACATATACTGCGAAAGCACCTAAAAAATAAGGCGCTTTCAATATTTATATCAGTAACATACTAATATGGCGGATAATACACCAGATAAAAAAGACATACAGGACGCACAGGAACGGTTAAATGCCTATAACGAAGCATTAAAGGAATCGGTTAATCTGGCTAAACAATTAAGCAATCAAGTAAGTAAATTACCTGATAGTCTTCGCTTTTCTACTGCTGCAAACAATAATCTTATTAAAACTGCTAAAGCATACGAAGATTCTCTTGCTAAAACCCTAAAAATTTCAGAAAAAGCAAGAACAGGAAAAATAAAGGAAAGTGAGCTTCAAAATCAATTAAACGACCTTACTAAAAAATATAGAATTTATGTTACTCAAAATGAAGTATCATTTAGGGAAGGAAATAGATTTTTAAAAAAACAGGCCGACTTACAAACAACATTAAATGATCTTAAAAAAGAAGAAGCAAATAGACAGAAAGATATAGCTGAAGCAGGTGCTTTAATGGATGTTTTGTTAAAAGATTTAAAAGACAAACAAGAAAAACTTAATACTGTCCAAGCATATCAACGTAAAGGTGTAAAAGACCAAATAAAAGTTCTTAAAGAACAAATTAAAGATCAAGATTTATATGTACGTGCTTTAGAAAGAGGACAAGTTTCTGTTCAAAAACAAATAGGACAAAGAAAAGAAGAATTAGATCAAGTTAAAGCAGTAATTAAAAGTCATAAAGATTTAACAAATTACTATAAAGAACAAATCTCAAAAAACAAAATACTACTACAGCTATTAAAAGAACAAACTACATTAGGCAAATTACAAAGTAAAGACATTAAAAAATATAATGAGGGTCTTAGAGAAGCATCAACACTACTAGCCCCAGTAACAGCTGCTTTTAATGCTATTAAAAACTTTGCTTTTAAAATATCTGATCAAGTAACTAAATTACAAAAGAATTTAGTATTAAGTAGAAGTGAAGCACGTGACTTAAGACAAAGTTTTAACGATTTAGCTGTTTCTACAGGTGATATAGCTGTTAATACTGCTCGTTTAGTAGAAGCTAACTTAGCATTAGGAAAACAATTAGGATTTAATTCCAAATTTACTGATGATTTAAATGTACAGTTTGTTAAATTAACTAAACAAATTGGATTAAGTGAAGAAGCAGCAGGTGGTTTAGCAAAACTTTCAGTTGCAACAGGGGCAACATTAGAGGAATCTAAAAACATTGCTTTAGAAACATCACAGCGTTTATCTTCACAATATGGCATTCAGTTAAATCAAAGAGAAGTACTTGAGGAAATAGGAAAAGTATCAGGCCAGACATTAGCAATGTTAAAGGCTTCACCTCAAGCTATTGCTCAAGCAGTTGCTCAAGCAAAATTATTAGGTACTAATTTAGATTTAGTACGTAAACAAGCATCATCATTACTTGATTTTGAAACATCAATTAGTAATGAACTACAAGCTGAATTGTTAACAGGTAGAGAACTTAATTTAGAAAGAGCTCGTACTGCTGCTTTAACAGGCGATTTAACAACGGCAATGAAGGAACTTAACAATCAAAATATTGATTTTAATAAGTTCTCTCAAATGAATGTTATTGCTCAAGATAAAGTAGCAGCAGCACTAGGCTTATCTTCAGACGAACTATCAGATCAATTGTTGAAACAACAATATATGGGTAGATCTACAGAAGAAGTTGCGGCATTAGAAGGTGAAGTAGTAGCTAAACGATTAGAGGCATTAAGTGCACAAGATAAATTTAATCTTGCATCAGAAAAAATGCAAGATATAATTGGTAAATTAGTAGGAGGACCATTGGGATCACTCGTTGATGCAATGGCATCATTAGCAGAAAATTCATTTATATTATATTCTACTTTAGCACTAATAGCAGGACTTTCATTTACTAAATTAGTAGCAGGTTTAGCAGCATCTGCTGTTCAAGCAGGTTTTGTAGCTGCTAGCTCAGTTACAATTGCTTCAGCTTTAACATTTGGTGCTGCTGCTATTGGTATAGCAGCCGCTATTGGTTTACTAATGTCCGCTTTTGCAAGTGCTAAAGAAGAAGCTACTGAATTTGCTGACGGTGGTATAGTATATGGAAAAACAAATGCAATTGTTGGTGAATATCAAGGTGCAGAAAATAATCCTGAAGTAATAGCACCATTAAGCGATTTACAAGGCATGATTGACAAAAATCGTGTTGTTGTAAATAATGAAGGTTCACAAGAAATGTTAAGTAAA